TAACCACTTACTCGCTCTCGTTAATGATCTGGCGGTACACCTCGACGTAACCGGCAAGGTCGTGAATGGAATCCGCGTGGTCAGGGGATTGAATCAGGCGTGCAACCTTGAGCAGGGCCATCATCATCGCGGCCTGCTCAGGTTTGATCTCGGTGCGCAGGTACGCGGACCACAGCTCGGCAATGCGCTGGTGATTGATCAGCGGACTGCCGTAGGCACTTCCTCGCACAGCCATTAGCCCAGCGATGTCAGCCTCAGGCACAAGCACTTCTGCTGGCCGGCCAATGATGGGGCCACCATCACCCACGTAGTCACTCATCGGCGTCAGCCAATGTGGGTGCGTGATACCTGGACCCGCACGCAATGCACTCCATGTCTAGGAAGTATTGTGCAATCTCGTTGTCGGCGAATGCGCAGATCACCCTGAACAATGGTGAGCCACACACACACTCATGGGTGATCATTGGTCGATAGTCCACGGCCTCAGATAAATCAGGCACACAATCAATGATGTTTTTCATTTAGTCCCTCGCAAGTTGTTGGCGTAAACGGCTGCGTAGAACGCGCACAACACGGCCAATGCTGGTTGACCAATGCTGAGCGCGTAGATCACCCATGGTACTTCCATGATCAGACACCAACCCCAACCAACGCGCGGGTTACGTTTCACAAAATACAGCCCAGCGATACTGCCCGCGGCCAACAGAAACGACACCCACATCATGCGTCATCCGTCAGGTAGTCCAGCACGTCAGGGTTATCCCTGAGCATGGACAGCAGTGGGCCGGTGATTGCGGCGACCACGGTTTCCTCATGCTCGTCATCGAGCGTGGGGTCCGAGCTGCGGATGCAAGCGTGCAGGATTTCGTGCAGGAGTGTGGCCCGCGCGTAGTCCTCGTGCTTGCCAGGGTCAACAGCAATGCTCATGGACTCCATGTCGCAGGCACCACACGCATCCCCGTTGGGGTGATGCTTCAGGACCTCGTGCCTGGACCATTTGATTGACCACGTGTAGGGGCTGATCTTGACTAGGCGTGGCCTGCTCATCGCACACCACGCAGGCTCACACCATGCTTGCGCGTGCTGGCCCGTGACTGTGCACCACACGCGTCACACGTGAACGAGGCGAACGCTGTGGACGCGGAACGTGTCACACCATTAGCGGTCAGGGCTGTGCCCCCACAACGGAAACAGGAGCGTGCCTGGTGAGTGAACAAACCCATGTGCGGGTGAGACTTAATCCAGCCACCCATGCGGTCATACAAGGCCTCAGTCAGGATGACGTCCTGCTTGTTGTATCGGCGCATGCGTGCCCACGCTTTGTCATCCCCTGCTAGGCACGCAGTCCACAGGGCTTGACCTTCATGGGCCAACTTGCTGCCCAAGCCGAGGGCCTGAGCCACGAAGTCGAGCTTGTTGCTGGGGAACTTGAACTGACCACGCGCCACCTTGAGCAGGTCCACGTTCTCAAACTTTGATGGTGGGCTCATCCCAGCCAGGACGAACTCACGTTGCAAGTGCTTCACATCAAAACTTGGCCCGTTGTAGGTCACGAGGATGTCGCACTCATCAAGCATGGTCCACGCGGCCTTGATCATTTCCTCGTGAGTGTTGTGGTGCTCACTGTAGAAGTGGACTTTCTTCTCGTCGTACCATTTGCCGGCGAAGCATAGGACTCTGCCTGGGTCAACGATCTGGTTGATGCTGTGGTTTTGATTCCACAGTCCCCACGAGTGCACCAGCATTGGCGCTGTCTCAATGTCAAGGGTGAGGATGCGGGCACTCTTACTGGCCTTGTTCAGCTCATCGGCAAGACTCATCGTGGGCACCTGCAAGCACCACGGCGATGACGGCGAACCGACTCACCACTAATGGACAGGTTTAAGTGATCACGCACAGCCAGCGCGATCTTGTCCCCACTTAATGTCCCCTCAATCGCGGACTCAAGTGCAATCTTGTCTGGACCTTCAGCAAGGCTTAAAGCCCAGCGCACTCCGCAGATTTGCCACGGTGGTTTGTTTGTATCGTCTCGCAGATCATCACGTAAAGACATACAGTCCCACTCTCATCGAGCAATAGGTCCTACTTGTAAACGAGCTTGTTTGCTTTGGTTGATGCCAATGCCTTGTAGGTCTTTGGTCCGACGACGCCATCAGCGGGCCACAACAATGGTCGCACACGTTGGAAAGACTTCACCTTGTTTTTGTCGGCAACACTCATCACACCAGTGACCTTGTTGCCTACGCCACGCTGAACAACCTTGATGTGCTCGCCCGTGTCACGGACCTGGAACGCGGACTTGCCAGGGTACGCCGGCAACGGCTTACGCACAGGCCTCACAGGGGCAGTGGCCAGCCACTTAGCCTTAGACTGCTCGGCAGCCACGGTCTGCAAAATGCTTACGTGTAGGTGCTCCGTGTGAGGGCTGGCACCACTGTACGGTTCAGCCTTCCACCCATTGTTGCGCCTGTAAATCTTGCGATTGAAGATCACGTAGTTACCAGCAGGGTGCTTAGCCACCGCGGCAATGATCACCTTCGGGTCAACACCTGGGTAAGTAATGTCAAACGCGTTAACGCTGTCGCGGTTGTTTGGATTGTGGTCACTGGCTCGGGCCGAGTGCGACGTGTCACCCACGGTACCGTCACTGCCTTTAGGCCGGCGTGGCCAACGAGCATTAACCTCGTTGCGTAATTGCACCAGTGATGGTGCAAGGTGCCATGCCATTACTCGCCCTCAATGGGTGCGTCGTCTTGAACGCTGTCCAACTCAGGGACATCGGCAGGGGCACCCACACCGTAGGAAGTATTGCCTGGGTCAATGGCTGCGACAATGGTGCGCAGTGTGGCTAGGACCGCTGCCGTGGCGGCAGCTGTGATCCACGTGGTGTCCCCACCCACGAGAGCGGTCACTGGCACAAGGCCAATGAACGTGACAATGAACGTAGTTAATGCTGAACGAACCCATGCAGGCATGAGTGATCCCTTCATCGATGTGATTGATTGGTCGTGCAAAAATGAGGCAGGCCAGGACACAATGAAGTGTCAAAGGGGGACCAGCCTTAACTGGCCTGCCGGTCAATGAGGCTGGTCAAGCCTTCTTTGAATCTCTATCTGTCGAACCTCAATGCGGTCCATGCGCTTCACGATTTCGTCAAGCAACTCATCACGGCGAATACTCGCGGCGACCTGTGCCTTCAGTCGCGCGTACAGTTTGCCCACACCAGTGCCAATGCTGATCAGTCCAACAATCAAAGCAACAATGAACGTCATCGCACCAGCCACGTTGTCACTGGTCAGCACAACACCAGCGACTAATGGTGAACCCGCAGCCAATGCCCCCACCACGCTCATCATGATTGTCGCTTCCCCTCTATTAGTCATGGTTAGATCACAGGGCTCAGGTCAAGTGTGCACGTGTAGGAACTGTCAGTGATTGACAATTCCCAGCCCTCAACAAAGCCATCAAAAGGTGTGGTCGGCGCCTCGTTAGGAAGCGAACCCACGCGCACCCTGTCCAATGGGACGAGCTGGACAGTTGTTGCAGCAATAGCGTTGGGCGTGGTCAACAAATCAATGACAACCTTTGACAAGCGCATGTCGGTGTAAAGCCGATCATCAAGCCTGTTATCCGCGGCAGCGCCGAGGATTGTTTCAGTTGAACCAAGGCAAGCAAACTGATCAACCAGTGGACCGTAAGCCGCAACAGATGTTGCATCTAACTTGGTCACTGAACCAGCAGGGCCACTGGCCGCGACAGTGTTGGCATACAAAGAATCATCAAGAGTAAATGTCAAATCCCCTGTCAAGTCCTTTGACGCATCAAGGGTCAAGGTCACAGATGCACCGGATGCTCGAGCAGCGGACCCACGAAACTTCGGTGTGCCAAGCCGGTCAATGTAAAAGATGCCGCGCTCAGAATCAGCAATCTCTTGCATTGCTTCAAGATAAGTTTTGTCCGCTGTGTCTTGTCCAGCCAAATACAAGGTTGGTGATGTGCCAAGGTTTGCTGTTGTCACAGCCGTGGCATCAACGTAGCCAGCCAAGTTGCTTGACCGTGTGGCAATAGTGTCACCATCAAAGGCTGTTAAGTAACCTGTTTGCGTGATGCCTAGTGCGCCAGCGTAGTAATCATCTGGACCAAGACCGGAGTAAGCTGTGGCAAACTTGTAAAGACCAATCAACGCCATTGACCCGTTAATGCAAAACGAGTTATCTGTCCACGCGCTGTTGCGAAAACCACCAAAAACAATGCGCCTATTTGTTGCGCTGATTGAACACAAGTTTGTGGCCGAGCCACTGACGTCAGAAACCCCATCAACCTTAACTGTGACATAGGTTTTGGAGGCAACTTGAGAAATGTCAAGAGACAAAAGGTGCCACGTGTTGTCCCACAAATTACTGCGACTGGTTGTAAGTGTTAAAGAACCAACAGAATCACCAGCACAGTTGACGGTAATGCCGCCAGTCGAATTGATTCTTGCAGTTAAGTAACCCGTACCGCCAGAAGTGCGAAACATGTGGATAAGGTACTGCTCAGATTGCAGCTCGGTCTTAAACCACAAACCAACAGTGGCGTTTTCGGTGCCAGGATTAAACGATGTTGGGTGCTCTAGCACGGGTCCGTTTTGGTTGCCACCGGAATCTATCTTGATCGCTGACTTGACAAACGCTGGGCCATCATCTGTGAACTCGTGGGAACCACCGCTGGTTGCACCATAAATCCTGATCGGACTGGCAGCGACATCCCTGAACGCTTCCCAAAATGAACCGACACCATCCCTAGGAGCTTGCAAAGCGTAGGTCGCGCCCGATGTCGCGTTCAGCGTCCCGTTGTAATGGAACTGCTCAATGCCATAACTTGATAAAGATGCCTTTGCGTAATGCTTAAACTTGTCGGTGCACGCAATCTGGATTGTTTGTTGAAAGCCTGGCACCACGGTGTAACTAAACGAATCAATGTATCCAGTCCACACCTGGTAAGAGTCGATTGTCACGCGCACCTGAGTGTTGATGTTGTAGCCGTAGAAGCCGACGTTGGGAGTGTAGAAGTTACCCTCGTTATCAAGAGTGAACGTGAACGTGCCAGGGCTACTACGGTCAAACTGCGAAGCACGCCCACGCTTAATTGACAAACCTGATTGCATGACGACATCGCTTGAATGATTTGTCCACACTGCGTAAAAGTCTGAATACAACTCAACAATGGGTGCAGGCATTGTCATGACATGACCAAACCACGCGACTTACCTTCACGAATAATCTCACTCATCCAACGTGCAGTGTCCTGCTTAGACGCACCGATAAACGTTCCACCCTGGATGATGATTGAGCTGCCACCACCAAAGCCACGGGCACCAGCACCACTCAATGGCACGACCGCTTCAGGGCCAGACTCACCAATGAGGGCCAGTGTTGGGCGCGTAACAATGCCACCCATAGCCAATGCTGGGATGTTTGGAATCAATGGGATGTTAGGCAGTGGCCCATTGTTGTCGTTAAAGAACTGAATGGGCTTGTTGAACAAACCAATCAAAGTATTGAGACCATCACGCAGGAACCCAATAACCGATGTCAGGCCAGTCTTCAAACCATCCCACAGGTTCGAGCCAATGCCCGTGATCTTGGTTTTCAAGTCAGTAATAAAACCCCACACGGTGCCCAGGGCATTACTGATCGTGGTCTTAATCCCATTGAATGTGCCCACAACTTTGGTCTTGAAGAAGTCGAAGCCAGCCGTCCACACACCCTTGATGACCCTGATCGCACCACTAATAATTGCCTTGTAAATACCGAGGTAGAAAGTGAACACTGTTTTCAGGGCATTGAATACAAACAGCACAACAGTCTTGATCGCGTTGAACGTGGTCACCACAACAGCCTTGATCACGCGGAAAGCGACAGTGAACACAGTCTTGTAAATGTTGAAGTAAACAGTGAACACAGTTTTTAGCACACTGAACGCGGTCGTGATAAATGGCTTGAGGAAGTTGATCACGTTCATTACAACAGTCTTAATCGCGCGGAACGCACCATCAACCACGTTGCGGAAAGTTTCACTGCGCTTGTAGGCAATGACAAAGGCGGCGACCAAACCAATGACCGCCAAAATAATCAACCCAAGAGGGTTAGCACTCATCACGACATTGAACGCCGCCTGGACCGCAGCCCAAGCCTTAGTCACAGCTGCGACAATGCGCACATAGATTGCATAAATCTTCAACGCAGCAACAATGGCCAGCACACCACCGGCAATAGGTATCAGCCAGCCCTGGTACTTGACCAGCCAGCCACCGAACGCGGCGACCGCTGGCACGACCTTGTCGGCAACAAACTTGCTCAAAGCCTCAAAGGCTTTACCCAGTGGAATGAGCTTGTCTTTGTTCTTCTCAATCAAACCAATAACCCTGCCGATGGCCGGCACGATGCGCTCAGCAAAATACGTCACCATCTTTTGAATGATTGGTAACAGGTTCTTGCCAATGGCGATCTGCAATCCCTTTACTGCTTCACCCATTTTGCGCTTGTTGATCGTGGACTGCCTGACAGCCTTAATGTCCTTATCCGAAAGGGTAGTCCCAAGTTTGTCTGACTCCTGCATCAAAGCCTTTACGCCGGCCGCACCCTTGTTGAGGAATGGCATCATCGCCATGCCGTTACGCCCGAACAGTTTTAATGCTAACGCAGTTTTTTCTGGTCCGTCTTTCATGTCCATGAACTGTTCAGCAACCTGCGGCAATAGTTTACCCATGTCCTGCAGTTCGCCCTTGGGCCCGCGAATGTTTACGCCCAAAGTTGCAAATGCCGCAGCGTTACCCTTCAGCGTTCCGTTAAACGGTTTACCACTAGCGAGGGCGGCAGCCTGCTTAGATTCAAACGTAGTTAACGCCTCGCCCGCGTTAGTTGAGTTCTTAGAAAAGATACCCAATGCGCGCGTAGCCATGTCTGTATCAATACCAGTCATTGCGAAAGCGTGGCCCAAACGGGACGCGTCCTCAGTCGTGCCACCCATGTAGCGTTGCAACTTTAATGTTGCCTTACCAGTGTCCTCAAAAGCCTTGACTGAATCACCAGCGAACTTTGTTACGGCTCCGACCGACAAAGCGGCACCAAGCGCAGCACCCATCGCGCCAGCCTTCTTACCAAGGCCACCCATTGAGCCACCGATTTTGCCCAGCGTCCCAGAAGCCTTATCGACCGCCAAGATTTTCAGCATCAGGTTAGACGTTGCCACTGATCATCCTTCCTGACTTTTGCGCCACGAATCGGCGAACGACTTGTATGCCTCGAACTGGCCAACGGTTAAACGGTCCACATCCCAAGGATGCAAACCAAACAAGTGACCAAACAATGGTTCGTACTGTGCCCTCAGTCGGTCGTATCCGATGAGGGCACCGTGGGGTTTACTTCGTCCACTTCGTCCTCATCGATCTCAACCGAACCAATCTCAAAGTCAACCTCACTGAAACGCAG